TTCTGTAGACTACGCTGAGTTTGTGCGCCCCAAAGTGCTTCACTCGGTACAGCGACTTCTCCCATCGTGTCATGTTCAATACGTGTTTGCATGCTCAACCTCAATTGTTATTCCATGTTTTACTCATTTAGACAGCAGCTTCAATGCTGTAATCTATTCATCTTAATGAGTTTGATTAATTTTGCAAATGATAATTATTATCAATAATTAACTTGTAGGATTCTTAATCACTGCCCTCTTAACGTATTCTGATAGAACAGCCATTCATCCTCTAACATTTTCCTTAAGGTATAGCGTGGCTGCCAATGTAACAACTGTTGGGCTTTATCCGTATTAGCACCCAGTTGATCCATTTCAGCATGCGGATATGGCAAAGCATCTACTGTAGGAACAGCGGATTGGGTGACTTCTGCAACCTGATCCAGCAAAGTCTGCATTGAGATCAGCTCTCCAGCGATATTAAAGGCTTCGCAAGTCCATTGTTGCTGTTGAGACAGCCAATGTAGCGACTTGAATACCGCATCACAGACATCCATCACATGTAGAAAACTACGTTCTACTGTATAGTCTTCGGTCTTGGCCTGACGGCGCAATTCCAGATATTCACGCTGCTTCGCACCCACCTGCATGGCCAGAGGCACAATATTCTTTGGTAAAGGTGGCACCCATTCACCTAAAATGCCATTTTCAAAAGCACCCGCGACATTGGAAAGACGTAACATCGCAATACGCCATTCATTATCCGTCTTGGCAGTATCCCGGATGATTTCTTCCACCATCTGCTGTGATTTAATATAAGGATTTGGATAAGTGTAATTGAAAGCCTGATCTTCTTTTAAATCCGTTCCGGAATGGCCATATACAGCCAATGAAGACAAATGCACCAGATTGCGTACTCCAGTACGCTGCATGGCACGCATCAAGCTCATGATACAGCTGACATTATCATTATAATATTCAAGTGGTTTTAAAACTGATTCTTCTAATGATTTAAAGCTTGCAGTATGAATGACAGCCTGTACCGAATTCTGTTCAAAAACTTTATTTAGTGCTGGAGTGTTACGGATATCAATTTTGACAAAAGGCACATAGCGGCCAGAAATAAATTCAAGGCGTTCTAAGGTCTGGAGACTGGCATTGGCCAGATTATCGACCACAATGACCTCTAGTCCTTGTGCCATCAGACTTAAAGCAATATGTGAGCCTAAAAAGCCTAAACCACCCGTCACTAAAATCATTGTTTATTAACTCCGCTTTAGAATCAGTATCTTAAATTGATATGGTGTTTATTTGGTGCTTTCTCCAACTTATCCACAGGATCGAAAACGCAAAAACCGACCCAAAATTTCTTCTGAGCCGGCTAATCTGCTCAATAAGTATATTTTATTTTACAGGTCGAACAAAAGTTGATTGTTATGTAATGTATGGAATTCATGACAATGAATTAAGCCTCATCTTGAGAGCTTTTATTAAATTATAATCTTCAGTTATAAAACTGAAAGGTAGGAAGATGATGCAGGATTGGGTTGATATTGTGAATGGGTGGAAGGAATAACTATCTAAAACATCGAGCTTTTATTTTAATTATGTTTTATATTTTTGTTTGCATAATAATTCTTTAATGGAGAATATAAATGAGAAACAATGAAAAACCTTCTGATGAAGCATTGTCTGATATCACTCTTGAGGCACTGGTAAGGCTGTTGTATTTAAGAGGTGTCGATCTTGATGAAATTCAGAGAGATTACTCGTCTCGCATAGCTGATAACTACCTAGCCGGCAGTCATTATAAGAATGCAACCCCTCAGCACCTCGCAAGAATTATTGAAGATACCAAGAAAAATTCTGTTTTAATTAATATGCGTCAAAGCTCTTCTTAAACAACCCTCACACATATCCCCACATTCACATTCGTAGTAATCGAATGAGCTGTGCAGCCTAGTAGGATGCACAGCGTTAAAAAAGCTTAAATAAAACTACTTTTACTTAAATTACAGCCAGTTAGTTTAAAAAATATGGAATATACAGTAAATTTATTTGAATATTAATATTTTATGAGTATATTGCATTTACGAAATTATCATCAGATTTGAATATATGGCAATGAATATAAAAAATTTTTTACTATTAGGGATATTGGGATTTTTAACTGGATGTCAGGTTGTAGAAACTGCAGATGATAAAAAATCTGTTTCTATGCTACCACTGTATATTCCTAAAGAAGCGCGTTATTTAAATACTCCATCGAATGCACCCACCTCTGAAAAGTTGACGGCATATACAAATCAACTCGTTAGCCAAGAGCAAAAATATGCAACGATAAAAACTATTCCTTATACATTTTTTCAGGGTTCTGGCTCCCTTAGTGCGTACCCATATACCGTTTATACCTTTGATGGAAAACGCGTAAGATTTGTTGAGAATTCAATCATCAGCCCTTCTACTACAATGACTCGATTTGATTACTCGCAAGCAAAATTAAAACTACCGGTTGGTCAACATGACATTGTTTTTGTTAGCGGAATAGGCAATCATAGTTATTTCACTGAAATTAAAAATATAACCTTGGAAGAAAATAAAGATTATGTGATTGGTGTTGATCGTATTCCAGGCAGCAAGCCAAGAGTATTTATTGCTGAATATGAAGTGGATTCAAGATTTAAATCAAACGATCCAGACTCTATTGTAATTAAAAAACGAATTGTTGAAGATGTTGAGCATGCAAATCTCAAAAGTGTCAAAGTATATTAAAGAAACAGCTACTTTCGGATTATTGGCATCCTTAGTCCTATTACAGGGCTGCGTAAAAATGATCTTGCCGACTTCTGAAAGTGAATTAATCTCTAAGTCAATTGGCAAAGGTGGGTCAATAGATGTTCCATTGGGATATGTAGATGCTTATGCGAATTTAAAGCAAGCGTATTTAAGATGTGAGCAGGTAAAAACTGCGAATTCATATGTATTAGTTGATGCAAATTTAGATCGGGAAAAAAATCTTGCCATTTTTTTTGGTAAAGCACCTTATGGCACCTATCTGTTTAAAACAACTATCACGCCGTCTGATGCTAACAATTCTAAGCTTACTCTTCATTTGATGAAAGCTCAGCTATTAACAGAAAAAGCCAATCAAAATTTACTTCAAAAGCGTTTGGAGCGAGATAGACTACGTGCTTTAGGCCAAGACACTAAATGCAATAAAGATTAATTTTTCAAGCCAAGCATTATATTAAAGTTTTAAAAAAGCTGTGAACCCCAGGGTTGCACAGCAGTAAAATCTTAATTGCACTTTTCATAATCAATCAGCACTTTGGCCACAGCTTTTGCAGCCAGCCAGTAACGCGCATTAAATCGGGCAAGTTCATCTTCACTGGAAATAAAGCCAAGCTCTACAATCAAGCCGCCGGCATTTACGTACGCTAGTCGACCACGCGCTGATTTGCTCTGATCAATCCAACCATTATCACCACGTAAACGACTACCAAGCGCATCTGCCACGGCCTTCGATAGGTCTTGAGCTAGTTTTTTATCTCTGGGTAGTGCAATCGTTTCAATGCCATTAGCCTGTTTTGAGGTTGCAGCATTCATGTGGAATTCGACTGCGACACTTGAGCCTTGAATTAATTTTACCGCAGCAGACAATGGATCGTTTTTAGTGCCAGTGCCATCGGTCTTGACTTGCAGCCCTGCTTCACGCAAATAAAAAGAAACCGCATTCCTGAAATTAGTCACCAGGTCAGCTTCTTTAATTTTGCCGTTTACTGCACCTGGATCAGAATTACTATGCCCTGCCGTAATAGTGGCAAATCCCAAAGATTGTTGCTGCAGGTTTGGCTGTGCAATTTTACGACCTATCCAGCCCAAAGCTGGCAATACAGTACCAATGATGAAAGGCGCATATTGTTCAGGGATGAAATTAAAGTCTAGTGCCCATTGCAACACTAAAGCTGCAAGCATTAAAAAAGCCCCCAGTAGTGGGAGCTTTACAGATAAATACTGCAGTGCATTTTCTTGTATAAATTTCATTTTGTCTCACTCATATAGTTACGTTCGTAAAGTTTGTTGCGGATTTCTTCTAAGGTGCGAAGGGTCTGATCAGATTGTTTTTCAAGGACCTGAATTTTTTGACTATTCGCCATTGCTTGTGCATTCACTGTGTCGGTTTTGGCAGTTTGATTGTTCCAGGCGGCAGCAAAGACACCTATGATTGCAATACCACCCCAACGGACCAGATTGGTCACACTATCTATTTTGGTTTTACTTTCATGCAGCACCCGGATCTGCATATCGACCTCTTTGTGCCTTACCTCAGCATCCATTCGCAGCTGCTTTATATCAGCTCGAATACTTGATTTTGTTCGGTCTAGATCTGCTTCAAAATCCCCTTTTGCCTGTTGCAGGTTGTTATCCAGGTGTTTTTGCTTTTCCTGAAGTTGATCAAACTGCATGCTCATTCGGTCGATCTTTTGAGGCACATCAGCCAATTTTTCCATACTTTGCCGCAACTGATTGATGTTGTCTGAAATTGCGTAAAGTTGACTTGGTGTTATTGGTGGTGGATCAGATGAGTAGTCATTGGACATTGCGCCCCCTAAATTTTGGTAATAAAAAAGCACCTAGAAAGGTGCTATTGTTTGGTTAAGTTTAGACTTCTATTTCTGAATGATGGCCAGTAGGTGCTGGTCTTAGGATCACCTGGTTTGAAATGAATACTCTGGCACCCAGGTTATAAGTTGTACCGGACGTACATAGTACCGGACCAGATCCACCATCAATCTGAACCCGGTATTCCGGATGCTTTACTGAAGTAATGGTACCGATGTATTCAGCATGGGTCGGATTAAGTAGCTTGCGCAATTCAAACAAAGGATTAGTCACGGCTGATGCGCTCCACAGTAATGGTTTCATTGACCTTTTCATGTGAGAAGCTGCCTGAAACTGAATCAATCACACCCCACCACTGACCATTAAAAGCAATAGTTTTCCCAGGTAGCATCTCTCCAATCTCCTGACTGACCGGGATATCAGAGAAAGTGTGCAGTTCTTGAATATTGGCTTTCACCAATGCATTCTTCCCATAGCTGGCACCTGATATCACATTGAATAGTGGACCAGTGACTGTTTCTAATGGCACATCACCCGAAGTACCACGTTGCTGTACTTTCAGACTTTCACCGCTACGGCTATTCACTACAGTGATGGCATTGAAGTCAGCAATGTATTCATCGTTCTTTTTGATGTTCTGCTGCATGACCAGGCTTTCAGACAATAGAATATCGTAATCATCCACGGTCATCGTATCCCAATAGCCTTTCTGGTACCGGGGTAAAATAGTCAGGGTATTGCCTGCTTTCTGGCTATAGATAAAGCCACCGCCTGAATCAACGACCTGTTTGATTGCATCGATTGGTGCCAGTTCTGCATAGCTCAGGCTTTCAACCGGTACGATCCAGCCCAGTTCATCAATCAGTTTCCAGTCCAAAACAGTACCACTATTTGCTCGATCCAATTCCGCTTGAACCAGCTGGACAGAAGTGCGTTCGTTATCCTGAATAAATGAGCGTGTTGGTCCATATTTATCCGAGTTTAAGGCTGTGATACTTCTCCCCGGGTAAGTGTAGAGAACACTAGCAAAGCGTCGGGTTTCTTCTGGATCTTCAAGCAAGACATGATGCTCAAATCCATTGATCATTATCTTAAGAATCACCGGCTGACCATTGATTGGTTGTAGCTTGTCTTTTTCCGTATGAGCCACGGTAATGGAATAGGTCCAGCACCATTGCGACCGACTGGTGCTATAGGTGCCATCCATGACTTTGATTTTCTCGCCGGTATCCAATCGCTCGGCTGTTAATGTATTCACGATATACCACCAGTTTCTGTTCGGCAGTGCTGGAATACAGTCATCTGCACCAAAATTTGAAACAATATTGTGTGAATCAACGTCATGACAAAGACAGATAAAGTTTAAATCTGTACTACCCTGATATGGCTCAGGTTCAGGCTTTGGCCAAGGTTGAATCGGATGCTTGCGATAATGGATCGCTTTGGCTTGATCCCAAGGTAAATCTGATTTTGTCACAATCTCAAGGCTTTTATCCCACTCGAATGAAAAGCGGTGCTCAAAGACTTGGGCCAATTCATGTGAATAAGTAAAAGTCTTACGCCTGCGGATCATTTCCTGCCAGACCGTTTCCCGGTTATGCCGCAGCTTGATTGTTTCTTCATGCACATAGCGCTGATGAATAAAGCGCTTATCACCCTCTTCCCAGATTACATACGCATCAGAACTCAAACCAGTGGCTTGCTCATGAAAGGATCTAATCGCCCGGGTCAATGACCCTGCCTGCTCATACTGAATATTTACCTGATTCGAAACTACCAAGCCTTGATCATAAAAAAGAGCCTCATTTGAGACTCTTAATATCGGCTTGGCCCACGGTATTTCTGTGGTGCTCAAGGCTGCGATAGCCTTCTGATATCGCATATCAAAACCATAAGACACTCCGACCAGATGATTGATATCGAATAACGCTATAACCTCAAATTGAAATTCAGTATCCAAAACCGTATCAATCGTGCACAGGTTTTCACTAAATACCGCTTCAATTTCAAAACTAAAATTGGTATCTAAAATAGTATCGATCTGACCAATAACATCAGTATTTTCACTGAATACAGCAACAACCTCAAAGCTGAATTCAGTATCGAGTACCGTGTCTATAACTGCATTATCGGCACCACTGTCGGCATAAACTGCGGTGACTTCAAATGAGAACTCAGCATCGAGTACAGTGTCGATTACAGCTGTAACATCATCACCAAAATTAAGATTGGTTGAGCCATCGGCCAGATGCTCAAAATTAAGGATGATATTGTGGCTGTCAGTATTATCAGGCTTAAAGTTTAAGTTTAGGTTGTGAGCATCAACGGTGCCGAGCTTATTTTTAAAATCCACATGAGCACCCTTTTTAAATTAAGGTCTGAGTTTTATTGAAGTGAATGACAGTGTGCCGCCAAGGGCTAGATTGGTATTGACCAGGGAAATATCTGTGCCTACCGTCAGATCGGCAGCGACCTCGCCAGCACCATTATAAATACGTGCCCATGTTGCAGTGCCCGCCTTAATCACCGTTGCAGTATCAGTTGGGTGAAGCTCTACATAGGTGGTTGTAGTTTCTTTGATGCATGGCTCGGGAAACACTAATGTCACCAAAGCATTATTTGAATCTGCTCCTACCGATGGATCCAGTGGCTGCACACCCTCATAAAAAATAACGGTAGCACTTTGGCTACCGCTATCCATAAAATCTGCAAAGGCTTGAATCATCGCAAGCCGCGCTTTAATTGATGTTTTATTCATTTGGGCACCACATTATCTTGGATGACTGCATTAAATTGCTGCTTTTTATCAAAAGCCACAATGAATGTTTTTAAGTCTGTATTTAGGCCTGAAAAAATATAATCGCCATTTTCATTGGGTTTTCGAATAGCAATTGGTTGTAAATTTGCTTTGCTATATAGTGCCACTATTGCATTTTGATAGTTCTGGCCAAGCTTTTTTGTTGAACCTTTAATCTTTGCCACGATAGGACTGATAGTTATATTCTGCAAATTACTGGAGGCCTTTAATGTTGAAAGTTTTGCTATTCCTGTCATTCAAGTTCTCCCAAATAGAAATGGAAGCCTCCCGAGCCTGCACCTTGAGAGCCTGCTGCCCGATCAGAGACAAACATTGAGCTTTCTTGCAAAGACATGCTTGTCTGATTTAATGTAATTGAGTTACCAGCATAACAAATTGTCTGCAAGACCCCACGAACTCGCCCCTGAGCATCATAAAAAGGGATTTGTACTGCACCAAAGTCAGCATTAAACCCTGCGCTTGTGTGTCCACTTCGACCAGTTGCTAAGACTGGTATCGCTCGTGTGTGTGCCTGTAGCTTATTGATCACATTATGACTTGGGACTAAAAATCCTGATGCTGAATTGAGCGATAAGCCATTCAAAGGAGTTCCATAGTCAAGTGTATAGGCCATCACTCCAGTGCTCGCTGCAGCATCCCGAACGTAGCTGATCAAAAACCAATTAGGGACAATACTGTTATCTCTTGAAGAATCAAAAAGACCACAACCGTTTAACTTTCTTGTCTCGTCCCATGCCTTGATTTGTATGCTAAAAAAGAAATGGTTTTTATTACCTACTATTGTAAAGTTCCGGTTTGCATTCGTTGGCGCATTTTGCTCATCATATAACTCATACGCATCATAATTACTTGCCCAGTACCATTTTGACCAGCCTCTTTTTACACCTGTACCTGTGCCTGTAATTTTCCAATTTTTTGCAGGGTCAGTTGGGCTAAACGGTAGTTGCAGCACATCAGGATTTTCATAATCATCAATATGATCCATGTGTTCAAGCAAACCAACCATCGCAAATTTAGCATAAGTGCTTGTATAGCTACCCGTATCACTTGCAAGACTTTCATCGACACGAATAAATGGATGCTGTGCAGTAGGATCTTTTGCTCGATAAACCCTCTTCACATCATTTGTATCACGAAAAATAATGTCATATCCAAGCGATGCGAGTTTTCCCGCACCTATTGCAGTAACCGAGCGCTCCATAATATCTGTTTTAGGTTTTAAGATGATCTGTGTCGCGCTTGGTAGACCTTTAATACGGTATTTCTGATTGAGGGAAGCTGGAGTAAATTCAGATAATTCTACCACCTGAAATAACATGGCATTGTGTGCTGAATACAAAGTGATATGCACATCACCTTGCTTATCAATGGATGCTGCTGTGATTTGAGTAAAATCAATGCCTGTCACCAAGGCTTTATCAAGCAGGCGAATTAAGTCACCCCAGTTGTTACCAAGGGTTAAGCCATTTAAGTGGCTAAAAAATTGTATATCTACGTCTGTCGCCATTTTCTTTGATCCATAAAAAGACCGCTTAACGCGGCCATATTCGATTTAAATTTTTACACTACGCGATCAATGTCACCGCGAAGCATGATTTGGAATTGATCTGATAGCACTGCTGGCTCTGACTGTTTTACGGTGCGGATCACCCAGACCGGAAAGTTTGCTGCCATTGTATTGAAGCGCAAGACGTTACCATTGGCCCAGCCAGCACCCCAGCCTTCTTTCTTGATAATGAAGTACGGCACACCAGTGACCGGATTGATTGGCGCATAATCTGCATTGGTGGTACCTGTGCCAATCTGGCCGGAATACTCACCAACGCAGCGGAATGACTGCGCATCGGTGAAGATCAATGCCCAGCGTTCTTGAATAGCGCCTTTATTGGTGACCTGAAGTGGATAAAGTGAGTCGTTATAGTTGGCTAGAATTCCTGAAATTGGTTCATCTGCCCAGGCATTACTCCACGAACCTTGCACAAACTTCCGTGTATAACGCGCCTGCATGTCACCAATGACCAAAGCAGAACCGACTATAGTATCCACCGCATCATAGTTATGCGTTAAAGGTTTAGTGAATGTCAGTTGACCATTGATCTGTACGTCACGAATCAGACCCATATCCTGATAGCGGTATTTCACTGTCAGAGGTGCAACCAGATTGCCCAGCACAAAATCACCGCCCAGTGTCACACGGCCATAGTTATAATCAACCGTGTATAAATCGAAAGCTACTTTCGTTCCGTTAGCATCCTCAAGTTCCGCCCACGAAATGCGCTGATCACTCAGATCGTATGTGGTTCCAGCAATCGCACTTGGCAATTCCTGAGACTTACTTGAACTGACAATACCGATACCACCAACACGGAATATCGGCACCCGGCCATCAATCGGCAAACGTGTAGCAGACAGACCTAGAATTTCAGAGTCTAGTGGAATATAGGTATAAGCCACCGCGTTATAACGCACTGATGAAGCATCGACCCAGACCGGAATATTAATATAAGTGTCTAGGCCTTCCTGATATTCCAGTAATGGGTCATACCAGTCATTTGCTTCAATGTCTGCTCGGTTGTCTTCAGTAATTTTAGTTTTGGTGTAAAAGTAAATTGTGACAAAACCATTATCCCAATTGACCTGACCATGCGCCCGGCTGGTCTCAATCACCCCGTTTTCATCTGCGGTCAGTGTCAGCTGGCCATATTCAATTGTACCCACCACCACAGTTAATGATTGTGGCCGGATCGGCATGATTGGGGTTCTAAAGCTGATCTTATTGACCGGCAACAGGTCGGTTGTAGTGGTTAAGGATTCCAGGGTAATCGTGTTATCTGTATTCGGTGTCCAGGAATCGATTTCAACGATCCCAGTACCGTATTGAATAACACCCGACTGAATCCCACTGTTATTGGCTGGATTCACATTGCGATATAGCAAGCCAGTACGATCTAGAAAAGTGTCCGCACCAACTTTGAATCGGGCTGAGCCTGTCAAAATCTGCTCATCAAAGCCAGAGGATAAATCCAGCTTTAACTTGTTGGCCGTTACGGTGTGGTTTGCTGAATTGGAGCCGGATGTATCACGGTATTTAACTTGAACATCAATAGTATTAAGGGCTTTTAGTTCAACCTGCTGACCCTGAATGTCTGATGTTTGTGGAGAATAAAAAGACATATTTCCTCGCTAGGCAGCCGAATAGATAGCCATAGGTGTAAAGGTTTGCACAAATCTGCTTGCTGTACTTTTTGGTGTGACTTCAACTGCGCCAGTCGCATAGATAATGGTGCCTTGCACTTGACCACGGCTATTCACTAAATTCCCCATGGTGGCATTCACCGGTACATCTGTCAGAGTTACAGACCCTGCAATCCCCTCACTGCTTTGAAGTGGAATTTTTAACTCAACACTATTTGGCTGAATTGCTGGTCCTGTACCAATGGTAAAGGTCAGCTTTTGATTTGCAGGGGTAACATCCATCTTGGTTTGTTCAAGTGAGGATCCATAGTTATAGATCACGGAGAAAGCTGTTCCTTTTTGTGGCAACTTATTTGGAATGATTTTGCCAATACCGGTGGCATAGTTAATTTCACCTGTGGCATCCCCAGTAAACTTACCTTGAGCATTTGATGTTGCAGTTTTCGCCTCACCCTCAAGGGTCCAATTGATGGTGATACCCGGCAATACACCTGGTCGACCCAAATCAAACTCAAATGCAGCTTTTTCCACACTTAAATTAGATCGCACAAAAGTGATAATCGGTGTGCCCCAGTTCAGCAGAATCGGTGTGTCTACATCTGGTAATGCGCCAGTGGTTAATAGCCATGAGCCAGTTTCGTAATTGATCATGCCCGAACCAAAAGATGGACTGGCGGCCTTTAACTGGCCTGAACCATCATCTTTAAGCTCATAGAACTTGCCCTGCGACATATAAGAAATCGAAAGTGCACCAGGTGCAGGAATTGGAATTAAAACTCCGGTCCAGTTGGTGCTTTGGTTATTTTGAGTCACCGGAATGGCATGGCTTTGGTAATACTGGTTTGGCGCTACCGCAGGTTTGAATGTGATATTCAGATTCATGGTTCCAGTTGGAGCGGCTGCCGTCCACTGAATTAGTCCACGCTGATAATCAACTGTGCCGACCTGAGTGCCTTGAGTGTTCTTGAGCAAGCCACCTTGATCGGTAATCTGCTGACCTTGCAAAGCAAAAGATATACTGGAAGGAATCACAGCTGATCCGATATACAGGTTCTGGCTGACACCAATTACCATGTTTGGATAACTGGCTGTAATGGTGCCTTCGTTACCTGCTACCAATACCACACTTTCACCGGCAGCATTGACATCAACAATTGGAGTTTCTGTCTGAGCGGAGGGAATCAGCTGGGCAAAGATGCTTTTAGCATTTACCGTAAATTCACCCACGTTTGCATCAGATGCCAATGCTGTCGATGAGTAATACAGCCCGGTATCAGCAACAATCGTATCGCGGATGATGGTTTTGGATACTGCGTTACCCTGATACCACTGACGAGCTGAAAGACCCACAAAGTCGATCTCAAGCGGATCATTTAGCGAGTAAGTAGCAACTTTGTACTCGACACTCTTGTTATCTACCACCATTACAGCAGTTCGTGTTTCAACTTTAGTAATACGTACATACTGCTCACGCTCTAAAGCCTTACCTTCATCACTGATCAGGACAATGGTGTCACCTACTGAAGATTCCACTTCCTGAGGAAACATAGCCACCTGCAGTGATGACATACCTTTCCAGTGGGTATCCAGTGGTGTACCTGCGATCTGACCGCCTTTGGCTAGATAGTTTTCCACCCGGTTCTGGGCAGACTGGCGTTCATCCGTCCAGTTTTTGGTACTGAAAAGCAATGCTGATACGTTTGGATCTTCTGGTAGCTCAGATACAAAAACCGTTGCACCCATTAATAGATCAGTGTCATCTGTTGTGACTGCTGGAAAAACCTTGCACATGGATACATCACCCATGGTTCGATCCATTTCCGATACGTCATTGAACAGGTTGTTGCTGATACCATCCTGAACTACTACGCCAGAGTATTTACCACCGCCATCCGAGTTATCAGTCAAGCGTTCAGACTTGTAAATTACTAAATCCTTGGTTTCAATCGCCATCGTTTAACTCCGTAAAGCGTAAGGTCACGTTGTAATAATCATCCAGTGATACAGCTGGAATTCCTTTCACCGGTGCAGCTTCTAAAGCCCCATCCTGGTGGTTAAATTTGACGGTGAATTGCCGGCTATCATGTGGCTGTTCAAACTGCAGTCTGAAATTCTCACCTTGCAGCTTGGACCATTCCAAAACAGTCCGCAGTTCACGCAGCTTAATCCAGCCCATTTGCGGATCTGCTGGTTGCAAGGTAATTGGTCGGCCAGACTTCTTTTTGCCTTCCTGAATAATCAAAGTGCCATCCATGGTATAGGCGTGATTCTGCTCAATGGCCTTCCATGAAAATTCATCAGGCCATAAAAAACCGTCCTCTAGTGGGACGGTTTCGGATGTGCTTAAGCGGATTAATTTCATGTTGATTTCGCCTGTACTTTTAATTGATTAACAAGTTCATTCATTAGGGATTCCTGACCTGCTGGGCCTGTGAATTTCATTTGCTTACCATTGAAGTCGAAGTTATAGGTAACCTCTTTGCTTGGCTGGCTTGAATTGCTAACCGAAGGTGAAGAAGGAATTGACGGCGCATAGTCACTCAAACTACTGGAACCAGTTGAAGCGACATTGATACTGCGGAGCAATTCATTAATCTTATTGGTACCATGCTGAGTGGTTATTCCATTGGCTGCAGCTCGATCAAATTCAGCATTGATCAATGCTTTCATTGCCACGCTGCTTTCCTTTCCAAGACCTTCAGCTTTAGCATCACGGTCTGCCGCCATGGCTTTAGACCAGATGGTAGAAGCCAATTTTTCAGCCTCTTTATCATCATAGCCTTTGCTTTTCAGCTGCGAAATCACATCAGACTTGGTGTAAGAATCATATTCGTAGATCCCTTTACTCAATGCTTCGCCTTGACGCTTCATTTCCTTATTGAAATCACTCTTAGCTTTAGAAACCGCATCAGCCCAGGCTTCAGTAGAGGATTTAGCTTCTTCACGTGCAACCTGACCTGCATGGCGGTACCCATCAGCAATTCCACGTGCAGAGTCTCTAACACGGTCATTGGATTTAGACCAATCATCCATGGTTTTAACAACGGCTTTACCAGTGTCATCTATTTGTACTTCAAGATTTCGGCCAGCATTCATTGCATTTACTGCAGCAATTCTTCCAGCATCACCGGACGCAGCGGCAGACTGAGCAGCTTTTTGATATGCCTTTTCAATTCCTTCAGCAGTAGCCTTGCCACTATCCCGAATCGTAATGTAGTCCATTAAAGCTTGTTGAGCAGCCAGTTTAAGTTGCTCTTTGGTCTGGATACCTAAGCGTTTAAATGCCTCAGTAACCGGATCAATATCATCCGGTAATCCTTGCGCCTGAATTTTGATGGCAATTAAGCCTTGCTCTACCTGAGATGTTGAGATTTGTCCTTGGTTGCCAAACTCCTCAAGTTTCGCTTTTGCATAGTCAATCTCAGCCTGGCTTTTGGCTGTTTGCAGCCATTTCAACCATGCCTCATAAGTAAGATTGCCGGCATCCTCTCCGGTGACACCAAGATCTTCAAGCCCGGCAGAAAAATTATCTACACTGGTTTCTGTTTCCTTAAATTTTGCTGAAACTCGATTTAAGGAAACATCTAGATCTAAACCTAATGCGGTAGCAGCTTTTCGAGCTTTATCGGATGCATTTGCTGCACCCTCTGCACCCTCTTCAGCTTGACTCCATGCCTCAACTGATACTTTGCCAGCCTGATCGACAGTGACGATATATCCTTTTGCCATTAGATCGGCTTGCATCGTGCCATCTATTACGCCTTTATTGGCAGCAACAGCAGCTTCCGCATAGGCCCGAACCGCTTTAAGCTTCTCTTCTTCAGTTGCCTTTTTTCCCTCAACTTCACGCTGCTGCTCTGCCAACAGTTGATCCATTGTGGCCTTTGCATCTGCCAGAGATTGTGTATTCTTTTCTTTTTGGGTTTGGCTAATCGCTTGGATCGCCTCAACGCCGCGGGATTTAAACTCTATAGCACCATCTGAAGCCTTGTTGTAATACTCCTGTGCTTTAGCCGCCATGGCCTCCATATCGGCAATAGCTTTAGTCTTAGCATCGCCCCATGTAAATGCAGCTTTCAGGTTATAGAAGGCTGCTGAAACATCAAAGAAAACACCTGTTAGAAGGTTAGCTACAATACCAATAGCATTAAAACCATCGCCTATAAAACCAATGGCAACATTTACTCCCTGTAGCGCTTTAGTTAGTCCATTGGTTTTGCTTTCTGTTTCACTTACACCGTTATTGAATCTAAAAATTGCATCAAGTGTGCCATTAAGTACATCAAGAGTGATTTCAAAGGCATCACCAACAGTGGAGCCTAATTCTTTAAGTGATTCGTAGGCAGACAATAATGCTTGTTTAAGCGCCTCAATTGTTTGTGGATCGATTCTATTGAGTTGATCGCCCACCCATACGACACCATCACCCATATCATTGAGTAAGACCTCAACAATATTTAGATTATCAGCAATCGTTACCAGCCAGTCTGCTACAGTTGCAGATGCACCATTGGACTGGTCCATCTTGCCAATTAATATTTCCCAAGATGTTGAAATTCTCTGTAGCGCATTCCCAATGGTGAGCGGAAACTGATCATAAGTTTCTTGAACTGATTTGGCTTGGCTACCAATGGCTTTAACTACACGCTCTGCTGAGAGTTCACCATTCTCAGCCATTTTGCGGAGTTCACCAGTAGTGACACCTAAACCCTTAGCTAAAGCTTCAGCCAAGCCATAACCGTTCTCCATGATAGAGTTGAATTCTTCACCTCGAAGAACACCCCCCTGCATCGCCTGGATAAACTGAGTAACAGCGGCTTCACTTGCTTGTGCACTACCTCCACCGATCTGAATGGCTTGAGTTACAGTTTTGGTCAGATCCAACGCTTGTTGCTGGGTCATTCCCATTTCTTTGCCGACTGCGTTCAGTCGGGTAAATAAATCCCCTGTAGCTTGTAAGCTGGAGTTTGTGGCAAGTGCTACCTGGTGAACGCCAGCCATTGCTTGTTGGAAGTTACCACCTTCTCTGGTAGCAATCTGAATTCGTACTGATAGGTTGGTATAGGAGTCAGCAGCCTCGGCCAATTCACGAATACCTAAACCAATACCGAGTGCAGCCATAGCTC